AAAATCCGTGTCTTTGCTATGGTAGATGCATGAACTCAATGAATTCTCAGTCCTTTGCATAAGTGGATTTTTAGTTTACTAACATCCATAAAGCAAGATGGTACTTTTGACCAATTAAAGCCGATATTGGCTCTACAAAAGAAGTTTTCGACAAATCCGAAAGGACGAGTCTATGCTTCTTTAGATTTATCTGCAGCCACTGATAGATTGCCTATAGTCCTTCAGGAAACCATTATAAAGGTTCTCCTTGAAGGAAAAGTTAAAGATTCCACTAGCTTTGCAAAAAGCTGGCGGGGTCTTTTAACTAAGCGATCTTATCAATTGACTAAAGATGTCTTAGTAGCTACTCAGTATAATCATAAAGATTTTTTATCTGGGATATACTACTCTGTAGGTCAGCCAATGGGTGCTTTATCGTCTTGAGCTATGCTTGCTTTAACTCATCATGCTATGATGCAATACGCCTATTTTAAGGCGTACGGAAAGCATGTCTGATATACAGGATATGGGGTTTTAGGTGATGATGGGGTAGTGATAGGAGGTCGAGTTATTGATCAATATCAAAGACTCTTGGCAAAAATCGGTGTAAAAGCGGGTTTAGCAAAATCTATTATTGCTAGGTCTCGCTTTGTAATCGAGTTTGCTAAAAAGTTCTTTGTTGATAATACTCAAGCTAACATGCTTCCGATTAAGGAATGTGTTGCTTCCTCTATTAGTACTTCTCTAATTTTAGAGTTCGCTCGTAAATACGAGATGTCTCTAAATCAGGTTCTATCTTTCTTAGGTTATGGTTTTAAATCGAAGATGAAAAGTTTCAATACTTACCTCTTCAATTTAGGATCTCGTAAACGGGTTTTACTCGTTTGGTTATCCCATCCTTCCTCTCATATTGGAAAGTCAACTTATTTTGAGTGACTTACCCAATTGAGTTGAAAGGAATTCCATAAACCTTCTGAATATTCAGTTCGTTTAGTCTCTATATTATGCAGAGAGGCCTTGGATAATAAAATATCTAGGGTCCTTGATGCAGAGTATAATTACTTTACTTCTTTATATGAGATTGATAGAACATTAGATAAGAATTACCCTATTACTATCGTGACTAGTCGAGATCGGGGGGATTACATCGAAAGTGAGAATTTTCCTTATAGTTGAAAAGGGGTTTTAGACCCGGATTTGACTAAAGGAGGTGATTCAAACTTTTGAGATGAATCTTTTAGCGTCTCTTCTAGTCATGGATATCGTTGAAAAGCAGAGCAAGAAGCTTTATCAAAAGTTAAAGTGGGTATAGACTTTGAGCCTATCGAAACTTTATATAATGATATTGCTGATTCCCTCTATGATATTAGATTTTCCAGTGGAGACACTGATAAAATCAATTTATGTCTGGAGGCTTACTTTGCTTTAGATGATGTCCTTGCCCTTATACCCGAGGAATTTTGGGTGTCTAAAAGAGAAGACTCTAAGCCCTATCGGGATTTCTTAGAAATCTACTCTCTTTGACAAGATTTGACTAAACCATTGTGATCCGAATTCAACTCCAAAGCAGACAACTCCCTTAAAACTTTACCATCTGACCCTTGAGAGGCCAGTGATGAAGATGGGGATAGTTTTATGGACCAAGGTCCATTAGTAACTATGTCTGATTGAGGATCTGAATACGTACCTACTAAAGAACGAGGTGATTTAGAAGGTCAGCGTAATTCACTTAAC